CACATATGATTACTTCTTTACGCAAAGAAGGTACGAACTATATTGGTCGTGCTAAAATTTTAGATACTCCAATGGGTCAAATCGCTAAAGGTCTTTTAGAAGGTGGCGCAAACCTTGGTGTTTCTTCAAGAGCAATGGGTTCACTTAAGACTAATAACGAAGGTGTACAAGTTGTTCAAGATGATTTCATGCTGTCTACTGCAGCTGATATCGTCGCGGATCCTTCAGCCCCAGATGCTTATGTACGTGGCATTATGGAAGGTAAGGAATGGACATTTGTTGATGGAAAGTTTGTGGAACAAAATATTGAAGAGGTAAAATCTTTCATTAAGAAAACTTCTTCTAGAAATCTAGAGGAAGCAAAGATTCGAGCTTTCCAACACTTTCTGAGTAAAATCAGATAATTAATAAATAAATAATAGAACTATCCAGTTAGGAGAATAACGATGTCAATCGAACAAAAAATCGCTGAAATTTTAGCAGAGTCTAAGAATAAACAATTAGATGAAGCCAAATTGGCTGGCGCTGAAACAGGTAAAAAAGATGTTACTGCTCATTCTGCAGGTGGCGATAAAGAGCCTATCCGTAAAGGTGATGCTGTTAAAGCAACTAAACCAGAAGATGAGCCAAGCAATGCTAAGAATGACGTGCAAACCCAAGAAGATGCTGAGAAAGGTCCAGAAGGTTCTATGAACCCACACAATGGCGACCAGACTCCAGTTCGCAAAGGTAACGCTGTTAAAGGTGTTAAGGAAGATTTAGATGCTATGTTTGGCACTGAAGATCTTTCAGAAGAATTTAAAGACAAAGCTGCTATGATTTTTGAAGCTGCAGTTATGTCACGTGTAACTGCTGAAGTTGCACGTTTAGAAGAAGAGTTCGAAGCAAAAGTAGCTACTACTGTTGCTGAAGAAATTGAGGGTATTGTTGAACAAGTTGATGGATACCTCGGCTATATTGCTGAGCAGTGGATGACACAGAATGAAATCGCCCTTGAGCGTGGTATTAAGTCTGATATTTTAGAAAGTTTCGTTGATGGTCTGAAAGGACTATTCGAAGAACACTATATTGATGTTCCTGAAGAAAAGTATGACCTACTTGCCGACATGGAAGAAACAATTGGTGAACTTAAAGCGAAGATTGATGAACAAGTTGCTGCTAATATTGAGTTGACTAAATCAGTTAACGAAGCAAAGCGTAGCGAAATTGTTAAATCAATCAGTGAAGGTTTAACTGACACACAAGCTGAAAAGTTTGCTGGTTTAGTTGCTGAAGTTACTTTCGATGATGCTGAAACTTATGAATCTAAAGTTAAGACTTTACGTGAATCTTATTTCACTACTAAAACTACATCAGGTGTAACATCTGTTGTAACTGATACTCCAGTTGAAGTTATCACTGAAGCTGGATCAAAGCGTACAGACCCAAAAATGTCTGCTTATCTATCAGCACTCAACAATTAATAAATTTTTAAATAAAGGAATCCAAAATGGATCGCAAACAATTAATGGAAAAATGGGCACCCGTGTTAAATCACGAAGGCTCTGCTCCAATCGAATCATCTTACAAGCGTGAAGTTACTGCTGTTCTATTAGAGAACCAGGAACGTGAAATGGCTAAGCAAACTGAAGCTCTTTTCGAAGCAGCTCCAGCTAACAGCGTTGGTTCATATCCTGATGCTGGCGGTATCGCTAAGTTTGACCCAGTATTGATCAGCTTGGTACGTCGTGCAATGCCACAACTTATCGCTTATGATATCGCTGGTGTTCAACCAATGACTCAACCTACTGGTTTGATTTTCGCAATGAAATCACGTTACAGCACTCAAGGTGGTACTGAAGCGTTATTCAACGAAGCAAACTCTGCATTCTCTGGTACTGGTACACAATCTGGTGGTCCATCTACTGGTGATGCTGCTGCAGGTACTGGTCTTGCTACTTCCGCAGCTGAGCGACTTGGCCAAGGTGGTACTGGTGACGGTTCTTTCGGTGCTATGTCTTTCTCTATCGAAAAGACTTCTGTAGTTGCTAAGACTCGTGCTCTTAAAGCTGAATACTCAGTTGAATTAGCACAAGACTTGAAAGCAGTTCATGGTCTTGACGCTGAAGGCGAATTAAGCAACATTCTCTCTACTGAGATTCTTGCTGAGATCAACCGTGAAGTTGTTCGTACTGTATACCGTAGTGCTGTTCCAGGTGCTGCTGTTGGTACTGCTACTCAAGGTACTTTTGACCTAGACGTTGACTCTAATGGTCGTTGGTCTGTTGAAAAATTCAAAGGTCTAATGTTCCAAATCGAACGTGAAGCCAATGCTATCGGTCAACAAACTCGTCGTGGTCGTGGTAACTTTATCATCACTTCAGCTGACGTTGCTTCTGCTCTAGCAATGGCTGGTGTGTTGGATTATCAATCTGGTCTAACTGGTAAAAATAATCTAACTGTTGATGATACTTCTACTACTTTCGCTGGTGTTCTAAACGGCAAGTACAAAGTTTATGTTGACCCATATTCATCAAACGTATCTGCTAGCCAATTCTTCGTAGTTGGTTACAAAGGTGCTTCTGCGTTTGACGCTGGTTTGTTCTATTGCCCATACGTTCCGCTCCAAATGGTTCGTGCTGTTGATCCTAACAGCTTCCAACCTAAAATTGGTTTCAAGACACGTTATGGTATGGTTGCTAACCCATTCGTTGACTTGGACGACAGCTCTGGTACTACTGGTGATATTATCTCCAATAAGAACTACTACTACCGTCGCGTAACTGTTACTAACTTGCTATAATAGTTAGAATCAGTAAAACGATTAGTAATTCAAAGGGCACTTCGGTGCCCTTTTTTTCATTATAAATAACTATATGACTATTTCTATTCCAGCTGGCTTAAATCCACTATCCCCTAATGGGTTCAACTTTAGTATATCTAAAGTTCCTGATGTTACATTCTTTTGCCAACAAGCAAATATCCCAGGTATTACATTAGGTGATCCTGCATTTTCAACACCTTTTGCTACTGCTCCAGTTCCAGGTGATCATTTAACCTATGACACATTAACTGTTAATTTTATGGTTGATGAGCAGATGTCAAATTATAATGTAATCTATAATTGGATTGTTGCGTTGGGATTCCCAGAATCTTATACACAATATACAAATTTACTTGCTGGTGATACAACACAATATGATGAACTTGCAAAAAATTATTCTGATGCAACTTTACAAATTTTAGATGCAAATAATAATCCTGTAAGAACTATTACGTTTACTGATTGTTTCCCAATTGCATTAGAGTCATTAACTTTTGCATCTACTAATGTTGATGTTTCTTATTTAATCGGTTCTGCTACTTTTAGATTTACACTATATAAATTTACTTGACTTTATTGCAGATTTATAGTATAATGTTATTTTGAGGTTATTATGAATATAGAACAGTTGCAGGATATGTGGGATGTTGATTGCCAAATAGATGATAATTATCTTGGTGAAACAACCACAGCTACGCCCAAACTCCACGCTAAGTATTTAAAACTACTTGTCAATGTCAAACTTAAACATACTAAGTTAAGTTCTGACGCAAACATTCTCCGCAAAAACAAATTTCGTTTATATCGTGGCGAGTTATCACGTGATGAATTAACACAACTTGGTTGGGAACAATGGCAAGGTGTTAAACCATTAAAGAATGAAATGGATGAATTCTTAACAGGCGATACAGAATTAAATACATTAAAAATAAAAATTGATTATCTTGAGACAATGATATATTTTCTTGAATCAGTCCTTGGTCAAATTAAAGCAAGAGACTGGCAAATTAAAACTGCTGTTGAGTGGAAGAAATTCCTTGCTGGAATGTAATGATAAAGATTGAAAAACTTGATGAAGTTTTTGTTCGCATATTTTCTGACCCAAGTGTTGAACAAGAACTAGGTGACTTCTTCACTTATGAATATCCAGGTGCTAGGTTTACACCTCAATTCAGAGCAAGACTCTGGGATGGTAAAGTGCGTTTGTATGATGTTATTCGTAAAACACTTTATATCGGTTTGCTTGATTATGTAAAAGATTTTGCTGAAAGGAATCAGTATGAAATACAATATGTTAAACCAGAAAACTTCGTACAAAATAATATCGTTTACAGTGACATTGAACGATGGGTCAAAACACTCAATCCTCAATCCAAAAATGAAGCAATCACAGTACGAGATTACCAATGTGATGCAATCCATAAAGCAATCAATTCTGAACGAGTATTACTCTTATCGCCAACAGCGTCAGGTAAGTCCCTAATCATCTATTCAATACTTCGATGGCATTTAGAAAATAATCGCAAATGTATTATTATAGTTCCAACCACTTCATTGGTTGAACAATTATATACTGACTTCGAAGATTATTCAACTGTAAATGGTTGGGATACAAAATTACATTGTCAAAAACTTTATAGTGGTTATACTAAAGATTTTACTAAAGATGTTTTAATTACAACTTGGCAATCTGTTTATCTTCAACCAAAATCTTGGTTCAAACAATTTGATGTTATCTTTGGCGATGAAGCCCATCAATTTAAAGCGAAATCCCTTACTGGGGTTATGGAAAAGATGGATTCTATTAAATACCGTATTGGAACTACAGGAACTCTTGATAATAAGAAAGTTCATAAATTAGTTCTTGAAGGTG